CCGGAATCCGCCTCAATTCCGGGGCGGTTTTCTATTAAATTTTAGTGACATCTATTATTTTTATATTTATGAAATATTTAGATACAGTTAGGCCTAACCAAAGCAAGTGGCTTAATAAAATTAACCCGATCTAGCCATGTTGTACAACGTAGATGTCTTACTGATATAACTCTAATTGTAAGAGAGCTATATCCTAGGCTTTTTCTTCACCCATCTTGACCCTCCATGGAAAACCATGGACCGTTAATACTTCCATTTATAGTCATACCTTTCGGTATCATCTTGTAGCTCAATATGCTATCTCTACAAGACCAGAGATGTTTCATCTTCCCATGTGGCCGATTAATATCGATTACAATCCACTGCATAACAGGAAATTTATTTATACTCGCCACCTCTCGTATTACTATGATTTTTATCAGGGAGCTTACGCTACTTCAACAACGAGTTTTCGATCGACTCCTTCGGTTAGGCTTGCCCACATCTAGGAGTTTCATTACTGCTTCATTCGACCCCGTCTCTCGAGGTTATTTAGATTTCTCTAGGACTAGTTCACAGTAAGATAATATCTCTTGAAAGGCCGGATGCCGTAGATTATCCCGACTCAGCACATTCAGTCATAAATATTATGGGTGATATTATACGGATTTTAGGTACAAATGTCAAGCATTATTTGTAAAATTTACATTTCATAACATACATAAAGTGTAAAGGAAGTGTAAAATATTTGCTATATTCATAAGTGATTGATTTGTAGCTAAATAAATATTTGCAAAAGTATTGACTTTTATCCTATTTTCTAGTATAATAAAGCCCTTATAGTAAGGTGAAGTCGGAAACATTTTATTATACAAATAACAATAATAACAATAATATGGAATGTATTTTCAAATATGAGTAAAAGCGAATTTCTTCAAGACCAATTCTTTCAATCACAACCTGAATGTATCACTTATTACAACCTTGGTGCAACATGTGCAATGTGCCTAACTCCTCGTATCGCCTACAATGATGTTACCGGCGTTCGTGATGTATGGGCTTCAAATGAGACCGTAAATAACGAGGTTGGCCGTATTTTCTATGAGCAAAAAATGCGTAATCCGTTATTCGCCTGCAATGAAGTAAATATTTACCCATTGATCTATATGGTAAACAAAGAAGAAAGAAATTCAATGCGTGGCATTGAAGAGTTGGAAAACAAATACTTCTTAAGCGCCGTGATTATTGAATACCCTGTTTATCGTTACACATACAAACAACCATACGATGAGCTTAAAGATAAACCAATCCCGTATCTTCGAAAAATAGCTGTTGGTGAATACAGAACCAATTACACCGCTGTAGTAGAACAAAGCCTTGATGGTTATGTAGTACCCCCTAAAGAGTTGGTTGCAATGCTAGTAAATACTGCAATTAACTATAATAGAGGGATTAAATGGGTTCCACATAAAGAGATTAAAATCAATTTATGTATGCCGAAATCCCTAATAGCAGAGATTGATGACCATCTAGGTAATGATGAGGAAAACCCATTTAAAGAGTCTACAGATTTGATGAAGTTTCTTGCTGTTCAATTCGGTGAAGATTCAATAAGAGATCTGGAAAACAAATTCTCAGCGTCAAACCTAGTAATTAAAGAAATTGACGACTCAACAGAGTCCAGAATTGTAAAAAATCTTCCTCTAGTGTATAGAGAGGTTATGGATTCTTTCTCAACATCATTTCGCTCAAACCCTATTGGTTAATAAATAAAAGCTCCAGGATTAATACCCTGGAGCTTATTTTATTTAATGATAGATTTCAATGGATCACTCACAGATGGATCAGAGTTGAATAATTTTTGTTCCGCAACTCTGCGTCTTGTTAGTCCTGGCATCTCGGAAACAACACCCTTTATTCTTCCCTTATTCCATCTTATAAGCTCTTTAGATGCACCATCATAATCTTTGGAGTTTAGTTTCTTCAATAGTGTGGAGTTTGCAAAAGCATTAGCACCGACATTAAAAATGAATACACCAAGTGCATCAAATTGGCATTGATTCAAAGGGACTTTTACATTCTTTAGTATTGCATTCTTCGCAACCTGCAAATCCTTCATTAATAACTCTCTCGCAAATTCTGCGGTTATCTTTTCAGGAAATGTTTCTCCAGGTTTAATCATATGGCCGATACCAATGGTGATTTTACCAACACCATCATCATACTTATGCAATACTGTCCCCTCAAAGTGTTCAGTAAGCCTTACACAATTATGACTAAAATCTCTAATTAGTTCACCCACGTTATTTTTACCTCCATATCGTTCGTCTCTTCCAGATACTTCATTAGTAATGAATACGCCTTATAGCCATCTATTGGCTCATAAAAACCCTGAGTGTTATATCTAGTGTCTGCACCAATTAGTATGTATCTGCCATATATACTGTAAATATCCTTATCAATAATATGGCAAAATGCATGGCCGCATCTGTCTGTTGCAGCACTCTTTTGCCTCAATTGAACGCCATTCTTAGGATTGACAAGGAATGGCAATTTTATTTTATGTACCGGAGACTCTTCAATCGCAATCTGATAGCTCCCATCTTTAATACAGCTGAGGCCGACAATTCCATTTGGCTCATCAGGATTGTAATCCCATGGAGACTCCAAGGTGTATATGTATGCTTCTTTTCCATCCTTAAAGCGCAATCTTATACGACCATGAACCCCAAATTGTCTCCTAATTGAAGAGTTTTGTTTTAATCTCTCTAATAACATCTTAATCTAAATTCCTTTATACCAAAGAAATGTCACATTTTAACCTTTCGGTTTCTCATTTAATTCTTCCACATATTCCTCATATTCTGTTTGCTCATCATCATCATTACGATACTCAGTCTGTTGTGCCTGAGCTAAATCCGCCATAAGTTTACCTTTAGTTACGGTATATCTAGTTGCGATATTTGAAGTCAAATAAACAGCTATAATAGAAATAGTTATGGTCTCAAAGGAATCTGAGTTTAGCCTCCCTACAGAGAGAAGCCAAGCGCAGACTCCAAATATGACCAATGAGAAGAATAGTTTCCTTGATATGAAGGCAATAAGGTTTCCTTTAACGGTCCCCATATAAATCCCCTATATCTTATTGGTCCCTATGGCGATTCTCTAGATTTGATAACCTGTCTTCATGACGGCGTATATCTTCCTTATTTCTGTCGATAACGCTATTTAAAATTTGAACACGCGATTCGAATTCGTTTTTAGTGACCAAATCCAGTTTGATTTGCTCAAGTGTAGACGCCATAGCCGCCTGTTGAGATTCCATTCTTGCCATAGTGGTAGCACCGATCCATGATCCATAAACAATAGAGCATAGAGCGGAGAACACCCCGATAATACCAAAGCTTTTTGGTATTTTTATACCAAGAACGGTACTTTCCTCTTGTTCAGACATCTTTATTTTCCCCAAGTTTGATTTCTAAATATTCCATCTTTACCTGGACTTGCGCCATAAGAGTTAGTAATGTTATCACCAACAACTCTGGCATTCCAGCCGGTATATGTGTTTCGACTACCGGCCCCGGACATATTGGCAGCTTTACCTGCATTTGAGGCTCTATTAACTGGACTTCTTGACGCATTATTAAATTTACCAATAGAGGCTCCCATGTCCCCAAATAAAGCCTGAGAAAATGTGGATGTTTCCATTGCTGCACCCGGGTTTTTAGCACGATTATTAAACTGACTAATCGACTTAATAATACGTCCGTCCCGACCTGCTCTCGATAGAGAGGCTGCAGCACGTGCACCGCCAACAAGAGCACCTGCCATCATACCACTAGTTGCACCACTAAATGGATCACCACCAGTTGCAGTGTTATAAGCATATCCAACTGCACCAAACATAGCGCCAGTTGCCAAAGCTTTAGATGCCACCTTACCTCTAACATCAGAAGCAAGTGTGAATCCTGCATTGGTCATAGCTCTCTTATTGCGAAGAGAATTGTCCGCTGCTCTCATAGCAGATCGATATGCAGCTCTTTCT